GCTTCGAACCCGCACCCTCTGGGTGATCCATCAAACGCGCCCCTCACGGCCATCAACACCATGATTTATATCGGAAATATTGAGATCCTGACAGCAAAATCAGCGATTTACTTGGGGAATGTGGGTTCAAAAACCGTCCCGGTTCCAACCGCTACATCACCGCAAAGCTTGGGCGATTATCAGCGCGAGAGCCATGATCGTGATCCACGGCCAGGGCGTTGCCCAAAGCGACCGCACCTTCAATTGCTCAAGCTGGGCAATTGCCATCCGAACGCTGGCCTGCTGAAAGTGCAGATCTTTGAGGGCGGCTTTCATCACCTCAGTCTCGATGTAGGTCGATGCGTCGTCGGCCAACAGCTCGACCTCATCAAGCAACCGAAGCACCTCCCGCAGTCGGGGAACTGCGCTCGGATCAGGAGTGCCGAGCATGGCGATCGCCTCTTGATGCTTGCTCTTGGCCAGCGTCAGCATCTGGCTGATGTGTTCGACAGCAGCATCAGGCAGGTCAGGATCAGCAGCGTCCATGGAGCACTCTTACCCCATCTTGGCGGCAGGAATATCCCCCCACCGAGTCGTAAAGCTGGGCGACAGGTTTTCTTGCCGCATCCGCCATTCGCCGCCCTTGCGGGCCAACCCCAGGCGTGCCTTGCCGCGACCGAAACGGGTGTTGATCTCGTCCAGCGCGGCCATCAGGCCGTCAGGCTGCTCAATCATGTCAAACAGCGACGCAGGCACAGAGGCAGGTTCGCCGAGGTCGAGAAGCAAAACTCCGGCCTTCCTCCAGCCATACCCATCGCGCCAAATGCGATCGAAGATTCGCAGGACGGCATCGGTGATGACGCGGGTGTCGTTGGTAGGGCGCTGGAATGTAGCGGAACCCGACACTGACTTCTGCGCGGCGTTCTGGTCGAATGGGTCGGTCCGGATGAACAATTGGACTGCGCCCGCCACCTGTCCGGCATGCCGAACCTTCTCGGCCACCCGTTCGGCAAAGCTCATCACGGCATCGTGAACCTGGCCCTTGTCGCGGATCGCTTCCCCGAAGGTTCGGGAGCAGCATGTAGTCTGGCGCGGCGCGGGCTGGTCCTCGAGCGCGTGACAGGCAATCCCTCGCAGCTCATGAACTGTTCTGAGGCCGACGATGCCCATGCGCTGCCGCACCCAGCCGTCCTGGGCGCAAGCGAGGTCATAGGCCGTGTGGATGCCGCGCTCCTCGAGCATTGCGTTCCAGCGCCGCCCAATCCCCCAGACATCACCCACGGCGGTCTTGCGCAGTGCCGCCTCCGTCCATTGCGGGTGACGGCTGAGATCAAGGACGCCGCCTGCCTTGGCTGATTTCTTCGCGAGCCGATTGGCAACTTTGGCCAGGGTCTTGGTTGGCCCGACGCCGATCGATACCGGAATCCCGGTCCACTGGTGTGTGCGGCGCCTCAGGTTCCGACACCAGTCAGTGAGATCGGCCACCGCCATCCGGTCGAGGTCGAGGAAGCATTCGTCGATGCTGTAGATCTCATGGGCCGGCGCCTGCGAGCCCAGCACGCTCATCACGCGCTCCGAGATGTCCCCATAGAGCGCGTAGTTCGAGGAACGGACGATGACGCCATGCTCGTCGACCAGCTTGCGGATCTTGAACAGCGGCGCGCCCATCGCGATGCCCAGCGCTTTGGCCTCGTTGGAGCGGGCGATCACGCAGCCATCGTTGTTGGACAAGACCACGACTGGGCGGTCCCGCAAGTCCGGCTGGAACAGCCGCTCACAGGATGCGTAGAAATTGTTGCAGTCGACCAGTGCGAAGGTAGGCATCAGCGTCCACAGTGACGCCGGATGCTGTGGGTGACGACGCCCCAGATTTCACAGCCATCATCACGGATGGGCAAGGTTGGGAAGTTCGGGTTCTCTGCCGCCAGCTGCCATGCGCCGTTGACCCTCTGGAGCCGTTTGACGGTCAGTTCGCCATGCACAACGGCAATGACAATATCGTCGGGCTGCGGGGTGATGCCGCGATCTATGACCAGAAGGTCACCGTCGAAGATCCCGGCACCGCGCATGGATTCTCCGGCCGCGCGCACAAAGAAGGTCGCGGCCGGCCGCCGCACCAGATGCTCGTTGAGATCGAGCTTGCCCTCGACGTGGTCATCGGCCGGGCTTGGGAAGCCAGCCTCTACAGGCGAGCCGAACAGCGGCAGTTCGAGCGGGGTGGGACATTCAACGAAGCGCAGCACTTTTCAGGTTCCAGAATGAATGGAACATATAAAGAACATTATCGCCGTGATTCGTCAATTCGTAGGCAGTATGAGCGCGCCCAACGCTGGCCGGTGCGAGCAAATGCAAGCTCACGATCCCCAGTCTGGCACAGGGCATGCCTGTCGGGAGCATTAGCCGTCGATGCGATCTTTTGCCGCCCATTAGTCAGACAATTTGAACCGGGAGCTTGATTTTCGGCTTCCGTTGCCGGGCAGCCATCGACAGGTTCGCCTTCGCTGCAATTACACGCAAAGTAGCCGTCCGGTGATGGAACGCTTTGAAGGCATCGGCAATGGCTGGATCCACGAATGTGGTTGCAGTCTGGTTATTTTGCGCTGTCGTGAGCACATCTGTGGGGATCTCTTCATGCCAACCACGCGCTTCACGAAACATGGCAACCAGCGTCCCGAACGGCCAGTGAGCATGGTCGAGATGAGCTTCGTCGATCGTAATCAGCTCCCCGGTAATGTCACACGGAACCCGCTCCTGATCGTCCCCATGCAGCTTGAAGTGACGCAGCTTCGCTGCTCGTAGGTCCGCTGCAACAACCCCACGACAGGCATCTGCGAACTCCTGTGATTGCGGTTTGGGCTTCGCGCTGATTGCGGTGGGGAAGCTGAAGTCGGTCCATGAGCCGTCCGTCCGCTCCACCCAAAAGCCAGCCGTCGCAAATCCAGATCCGTAATTGATGCGCCGCTCAAAGCGGACTATGCCAGTGCCAATCTTGGACGGCGTTGAAGTGATGGCCGCATCATAGCGTTCCAGTAGCGCGACAAGGTCGCTGTGGTGCGCCGGGTCGGTAATTTCCTCTCCGTTACCGTAGCCGTGCAGGATTGCCCTGAAGTGCTCAGTCGCTGCCTTTTGGCTTGAAAATTCACGCCCGTTACTCAGCTTTACTGTCTTTGCCATACTCAAACCTCCATGGAAAAATGCCGCCGCTGCGCGCCCCATTCGTTAGGGAATGGCGCGGCCAGAGTGGCAAGATCAATCCCGTCGCCCTGTCGGCCGTCAAGAATTGCATCGACGATGTCAGGGGCCAGCAGCGTCATGCGCAGGACCCGGGTCAGATAGCTCAGGCCGATCTTTTCCTTCTCGGCGAGGTCGGACACCGAAGTGTAGGCTCCGGTTTCCAGCAAGCGCTTCCAGCGGAAAGCCCGCGCCAGCGCCTTGACTACGGTGTTATCGGTGCGCGGGCGCTGAAGCTGGGCACCGGCTGGCAGAACCATCTCCTTGCGGCCGCCGCGCTTGGTGATCTGGAAGGGAATGTGGATCGACACTGTCTGGGGAATAGTCACGACCTTGCTCATGCTACCTCCTCAAGTTCCGGCACCTGCAGTTCGCGGGCCAGCGCATCGAGCCCGTCCACCCTCAGCTTCAGCTCGAGACCGGCGCTGCCAACGATGACCCGGTCGATCAGTAGCTGCACGATCCGGGCCTGCTCGGCCGGGAACAGTTCATCCCACATCGGGTCCAGATTGATGAGGGCTTCCCGCGCTTGAGCTTCGGCCATTGCGGGGGCGTGTTTCTCGGCCTCCTTCCATGCGCCGATGATGATTTCCGGCTGCCGGAACACGGCCCGCAGCTGGTTGACGACCGCGCCTTCGATTTCGGCGGCAGGCACGCGCCCCACAGTGGTGGAACCTGCTCCATGGCGGAGCAGCGTCTGGCTGACGTAGTAGCGGTAGAGCTTGCCGTTCTTGCAGGAGTGGGTCGGAGAAAACGCCCCGCCATCCGAACCCCAGAGCAGTCCCTTCAGCAAGGCAGGCGTATTGGCGCGCGCACGATTCGCCCGGGTCCGAGGGCTTTCCTTCGTGATGGCGCGCACGGCATCCCAGAGCTCCTGATCAATGATCGCCTCATGTTCGCCGGGATAGCTGTTGCCCTTGTGGACGGCCTCGCCGATGTAGGCCTTGTTGGCGAGCAGGCGGTACAGGTAGCCCTTGGTAATCGTCTTGCCCTGGCGGGTCGTGATACCTCGCTCCCGCAATTCCCGCAGCAGAAGTGTGGCCGATCCGACATCGCGGAACCGCCGGAAAATGTAGCGGACGTTGGCCGCCGCCTTTTCATTCACCACCAGTTTGCGGGACACCACGTCATAACCCAGCGGCGGGACACCGCCCATCCAGATCCCCTTGGCCCGGGAAGCGGCGAACTTGTCGCGGATGCGTTCAGCGGTCACCTCGCGCTCAAACTGGGCGAAGGACAGAAGGACATTGAGGGTCAGTCGGCCCATGCTGGTCGTCGTATTGAACGCCTGCGTCACCGACACGAAGGTCACATCGTTTCGGTCGAACACCTCGACCAGCTTGGCAAAGTCCATAAGGGATCGCGAGAGACGGTCGATTTTGTAGACCACCACCACGTCGACCAGCCCGTCCTCGATATCCGAAAGCAGGCGCTTCAGTCCCGGACGATCAAGGGTGCCGCCGGAAATCCCGCCGTCGTCATACTGGTCGCGGACCAGCACCCAGCCTTCGGCGCGCTGGCTGGTGATGTAGGCCTCACAAGCCTCGCGCTGGGCATGGAGCGAATTGAACTCCTGCTCGAGCCCTTCTTCCGAAGATTTGCGCGTGTAGACCGCGCAGCGCAGCTTGCGCGTGATAGGCGTGTTCATGCGGCCCTCCGATGATCCTTGAGGCCGAAGAATATCCAGCCGTTCCAGCGCGACCCGGTAATGGCGCGGGCGATTGCGGACAGTGACTGGTAGGGACGCCCCTGCCATTCGAAACCGTCCTGGGTGACGGTTACGGTGTGCTCGACGCCTTGCCACTCCCGGATCAGGCGGGTGCCTACGATCGGCTTCAGGTCAGCCCGCACGCGGCGGGTGGTAATGTTGCCGCCGTCGAGCTGTTCCCCCATCTGTTGTAGGCGCCTGACCGTTTCCTGCTTGAGGCCGCCGTAGGCCAGCTCCTGGATGCGGTAGGCAAGGCGGCTCTCGAGGTAGCGCCGGTTGAAGGCCGGCGGTTCCTCGCCAAACAGCTCGCGCCACTGCTTCTTCAGTTCGGCGACCGGGGCATCCTTCATGGCGGCCAGGCGGGCAAGTACGGGATCAGGTTTCATTGTGCGTTGCTCCACTGAGTTGGAGGTGCACTACCGCTCTGTTCAGGCGCGAAGTGTAGCGGAAAGTCTCCATCTTCTTCAGATAGTTGGGCGACATCCCGAAGGTGCAGGCGGGCGAGGCCAAGCCCGAGGATAGCGCACAGCTCAGTCCGACGTTGGGAGGGCGTCATTTCGCAGGGGGGTAGCGGATTGGGGCGTTTCACTTGAGGGTCTCCGTCTCTCGCCCGGCTGAGCCGAACGATGGTGCTGAGACGGAAAAGCCAGATGCCCTAGAGGAACGGGACAGGGCGCAAACCGCGCAATCAACAGGGTGTGAACAAGTCCAGAACATTGCCCCTTGCGCGCTGTATCGGCGGCGGCAATGATTGCTGGCGAATCAAGTAATCAGCCTAGCTTGATGATTGGGGGTCGCGTGTCACGAAAAGCAAATTCCATCGGACCGTTTGCCCTTGGTATTATCGAAGATGCCAGGATCGACCTTCTTGCCTCGCTTCTCGCAGTTCGTGAAAACGACACAGAGCCCGATTTCGGGTTGCCAGATGAAGTTCCCAATCTCGATAACTTTGATGCTGTCAGCGATTTTCGGAAACAGTTGATCGATGCGCTGTCAAAATTCGATACCGATGACTTGCGTCCGATTGAGCAGCGCTGCCGAAGGGTGAGGTCACTTGCTGACGGAAAAGGCATTACCTCACTCGACACAATTGCAGAAAAGCAGTTCGAAGACGCAGTGCTGCGGGAATTCACGAACCAGCCTGATCCACTCTGCCGCAGCATATGGTCATACATGAATGCGCGACGGGGCTTCGAGGACGCAGAAAGCTTTTATTTCGCACGCCAGTTCCGAGACTATGGCAAGATGTACGACGCCTTCGAGGTCGAGCTCGAAAAGGTAGTCGCCATGGATGCTGCCTCAATCGACGAAGCCGCGCTTGCGAAGGAAATTACAAAGGTTCTCGAACTCAAGACTGCCTGCACAGTCAAGGCTCTCGATCTTCCGAAGACCTCAGAACATCAGGCATCTATCATGCTCATTGTGAGGCATGGAGGGCCGCTGTCGAGCGTCTACGATCACAAGGCCGACGGACGGCGGGGTACGATATATTTCCGTCCACCGAACGAAGCGACGCTGATCTACACGCCGTCGAGCCGCCAGATCGAAGTGTGCGCCGACAGCGCCAATGTCCGGCAACAAATCAGCAGTACGTTCGCAGAGGTCGCGCTCGGGCATGACGTTTCGCGCAAGCCGCTCACATGGAAGCACTACAATCTCTCTCGGTTTCGAACGGGTTTCAGCCTGCCGATTCCTTCTATCCCCGGCTACGATATCCGCCTTGCCCGAGTGCTCGAAGCCGAGGTCCGGCTCGGATCATGGAGCCGGAAACTGTCGCTTAAGGTTTCGATTGAAGACGATATCGAGGAAGTTGCGAACCGCTATCTCAGGCCGAACAATGTCTTCAGCCGAGCCGAAGGTTTTAGCAAAATCGGGATTGCCGTTGCATACAGCAAGGAAGGCGATACGCGTGCACGAACGCTGAACATTACGATTGCCGGTAGCAAGAGTTGCAACCTTCAAAGCAACAAGGACCCCGAAGAACGTAGCTTCGGATATGCTCTGCTGGACTCCTGGGGGATCATGACCGCGTTCAGGCAGATCGAAAATGGTGACTTGCGGTCTATATTCTCGCAGCTGGTGGAACTGTACGACTGCGTCGACGAGCAAGTTAGCGGTTCGCGGCTTCAGGAAATGGGGCTGGATCCAGGTCGTCTGATCGAGGGCGGATTGTTGGAGCGCCGCGATCGTCAGGATGTCATCCTGGGCGATGAAGATTGCATTGAAGGCGAGTTCCGTGTCCAGCCATCAGCCACCCTTGCGATGGTGCAAACAGTTGGGCCATTCGGGGAAGCGGGGGGCACGCGCCCGGCTCCTGACCTGCAGATGTATGTGATCAAAAAGGATTGGTTGCATGAGACGATTTTACGTCTGCTGAAGCCGCTGTTGCACAAGCGCGCGTCTGAAGTCCTTGACGATGATCTGACCTTGCTCGGCTCCATGCAGGTCGATGCTGCTGAAGTGCCATTGTATTTCGCACGGCGGCTTGATGATCTAAAAACCATCAGCCGGCTGGATGTTGCGCTCCGCGCGCGGAATAGTGCGGGTGTGGGCATCGTTCTGTGCGCAAGCTCCGAAATGCCGGCATACCTTGGACCCAATGTCGTGGTGCCTATACTCTCCAATCTGTCGCCAGTTGGCGAAGAGCTGGTGATTGCACGTGACGGCCTCGAGCTTGCGTACCGAAACAACCTGACGCTCGCCCGCGGGGGCTCGATACCGCAAGTTCTTCGGTCAGGGACCCAGTCGGCTACGCTGCACATTCCCGGCAAGGATCCGCTCACTCTCACCGGAGCCGATCAGATCATAATTTTCGAGCGGTTGGTTTCAGCGCATAAGGCCGGAAGCCCTGACGTGCAGGTGAAGGTGCTGATGGATGGGTTCAGCACTCGTAGTCCCCAAAGCGCATTCCGCAGCGAGGCCTGGAAGAGCATTATCGGCGTCTACATCACCCAAGGCGCCAAGCGGGGTTATTGGCGTCTAGCTGTCAACGGCATCCCGACCACATAGGGCCGTCTAACAAGCGTCGAACATACGATGCGGGACGGTCGAACAAAGCGGTGATTATTGGGTGTGCTCCCTGAAACGAGGAGCACCCCGATGACGACTCCCTACCACTCCCGCCGCGTGGCCAATCAGAGCCACAACGCCGGCACGTCCTCTTCCACCACTGAACACGAATGGCGCTGCACCAGCTGCGCCAAGCTGCTCGGCGTCTGCCGTGACAGCCAGATGCACCTGCGCTTTGCGCGGGGCCACGAATACCTCGTGGGCTTCCCCGTGGTGGCTACCTGCCGCGGTTGCGGGTCGCTGAATACGGTGACCGGCCCGGCTCTGCGCTGAGGCGCGAACTCTCCAAAATCCCAAAAACATAGAGGCGCGCGACGCCCTGACCTGGCCGGAAGGAGGCGCTGGACGCCCGGCCGCAAGGCAGGCGTCCAATGTCCTTCACGTGGCACGATTTCCACGGGAATCTCATGCATTTTTCTTCCACCCTCAACTTCCAACGCGGCTTCGCCACGGTGCGCACCAGCCACCGCGCATTGACCCGTTTTGCGGATCCGGCGGCGTTGCTGGACCATCTGCATCGCGGCGATGCGCCCGCAGACAAAAAGAACACCATCCTGACTGGGCTGATCGAGAGCGCCAAATCGAACGACCGTGCCGGGGACTGTGCTCTTACCCTTGTGCTGCTTGCGCTCTGGCCCGGACTGGATGGCGTCTTTCGGCGTTCCCGCGCCCGACGCCTCGGCCAGATTGACGAACTTGCCTCCGAGATTCTTGGGCGTGCCACGGCCGCGATCAGGGATCTTGATCTGTCGAAGGTCAACTGGATTGCTGCGACCATCATCAAGAACGTCGAACGGGACATCCTCCGGTCGCACAATCGGGAAGCCGCACGCCAGGGCATACAGGATGAGTTCGACACTGACCTGCACGGCGGGATCGCAGATTTCGTTGATCCCGACCTTTCACCGGAACGCCTGCTTGCCGAGCTGACCGACCTCATCGGAGTCGATGCAGAACTGGTCCTGCGCGTCGTGATCGATGGCTACACCCAGGCCGAGGCCGGCAAAGAAATCGGCCTGTCGGAACCGGCCGCGCGCAAGCGGTTCCAGCGCGCTCTGAAGCGGCTTCGTGACCACGCCGAACAAAAGTCCTGACCCCGCTGTCCCGCCCGGTGCGTGCCGTTGGCTTTTCAAATTCGGACGCACCGATCGTCCATCCAAACACAGGAAGTCCCAGTTGATGAGCCATACCACCGCCATCCCGACTGAGCCTCTGAAGCGGATCCCCGGCCTCTACCGTCGCTGGGAGTTGCCGGAAATCTTCGAGGTTCAGCGCCGGTATCACATCGAAGAAGCCGGCACCCACGCCGACGGCACCCCGCTGTTGGCCGTCTACTCCAGCGAACCTGAGGTCGATGCCCAGGCCAGCGATTTCCCCGAATGAGAGGTCTCGCCATGTTGTTCCCGAACCCGATCGCGCGTCTGCGCAAGTCCCATTACGCCCTCGAAGACCTGCCTGACGCAGTCACCTTCCCGAAGCACCCGGCCCGCGAAAGCGATGAACCGCTGCCGCTCGAAGATGCGACCGTCGATGATATCGCCTTCGCCATCGTCGCTGCCGACCAGGAAAGCATCGCTGCCTCGAACCGCGCCTCGGCCCTGAAGCGCCTTTACAAGATGGCCCGCGAGGCCGGCGCCATCGGTACCGACCCGGCCGTGAAGTCGGCGCTCAAGGGGAGTGCGAGCTGATGGCTATCTCGCTTGCCTCCCTGCAGACGTCGAGCACGCTGCGTCCGCCCCGTATCCTGATGCATGGCGTGCACGGCGTCGGCAAGACGACCTTTGCAGCGGGCGCCGATGCCCCGGTCGTCATCATGACCGAAGACGGCCTTGGCATGCTCAAGGTGCCGCACTTTCCGCTAGCGACGAGCTATGCGGATGTCGTCGAGGCGCTCGACGCCCTGCTGAGCGAAGATCACCCCTATCATACGGTGGTCATCGACAGCGTCGACTGGCTGGAACCGCTGGTCTGGGCCGAGACCTGCCGCCGCAACGGCTGGGCGTCGATCGAAGCGCCCGGCTTCGGCAAGGGCTATGCCGAGGCGCTGACGGTCTGGCGCGAATATCTCGATCGCCTGAACACCCTGCGCGATCGCCGCGGCATGGCCGTCGTCCAGATCGCCCACACCGACATCAAGCGCTTCGATAGCCCCGAGCACGAGCCTTATGACCGCTACGTCATCAAGCTCCAGGCCCGCGCTGCGGCCCTGCTGCAGGAGCACTGCGACGTCGTGCTTTTTGCCAACTACCGCATGTCCATCACGAAGGCGGACGTTGGCTTTAACAAGAAGGTCGCTCGGGCCCTCGGCTCCGGTGAGCGCGTCCTGCACACCGCCGAGCGTCCGGCCTTCCTCGCCAAGAACCGCTACGGCCTGCCCGACACCCTTCCGCTCGACTGGAAGGCCTTCGTCGCGGCCATGCCTCAGCCCGAACAGTCCTGATCCGGAGTTTTCTCAATGGCACGTTTTGACACCGCATTCGATGCGACAGGCATCGAACCCACCACCGGCTACGATGTTCTTCCCGCCGGCAAGTACCGCGCCCAGATCGTCGAGAGCGAAATGCGCGTGACCCGCAACGGCATGGGCCAGTTCCTCTGGCTGATGCTCGACATCATCGAGGGCCAGTACCAGGGACGCAAGTTGTTCGACCAGCTCAACCTCGTGAACTCGAACCCGCAGACGGTCGAGATTGCGCAGCGCACGCTGTCGGCCATCTGCCACGCGACCGGCAAGCTGCAGGTCAACGACAGCGTCGATCTGCACCTGGTGCCGATGACGATCCAGGTCGGGGTGAAGCCGCCCAAGGACGGTTACTCGGAAAAGAATACGATCCGCTACCTCGTCCCGGAAAAGACCACGCCCGCGGCGCCTGTCTATCAGGCCGCGCCCATGGCCTCGCAGACTCCGGCCGCTCCGGCTGCTGCTCCCTGGAACCGTAACGGCTGACCTCTGCAGGCCGCTGCGGGAAATCGCGGCGGCCTCGGCCAGACAAAGAGACTGACCATGACTGAACCGCTCAACGCGGCCCCTGTGGCCGCGAACGCCCCCGGCTTGCCTGAAAAACAGCGCCGCCTGATCGAACTCGACGACGCGATCGCCAAGATCCGCACCCAAATCGCGACCGCCGATCTGACCCGCCAGACGCATGGGAAACCCATCGACCCCGTCTGGTTCAACCGCGCTCGTACCGCGCAGCGCCACCTCTACCGGGAACGGGCTGAACTGCTCGCCGACGGCAGCGGCTGGCACCGCCGCAACAAGGTCAAGGACGCGCTGATCGACATCCTGCGCGCCCGCCATGATCCCGAGGTCTGGGCCGAGCTTCTCGCCGAAGCGCGTGCCCGCAGCGAAGCGGAGGATCTGTGATGGCAGAACTTCCCGCCCCGCCGACGCCGACCCTGACGGCGATCTACTCGGCCTATGAAAACCGCCAGGGTGACGGCTTCCGTGAGCACCTCGGTGCATCTCTGATCGGCAAGTCCTGCGGCCGCGCGCTGTGGTTCGATTTCCGCTGGGTCACGCCTTCGCGCTTTTCCGGCCGAATGCTTCGCCTGTTCGAAACCGGACAGCGCGAAGAAGACCGGATCGTCGCCAATCTGCGCTCGACCGGCGCCACTGTACTGGAAGTCGATCCCGAAACCGGTCGCCAGTTCAGGGTCGAAGCCCATGGCGGCCATTTCGGCGGTTCGCTTGATGGCGCTGCCCTTGGGCTGCTGGAAGCGCCGAAGACCTGGCACGTGGTCGAGTTCAAGACCCATTCGGTCAAAAGCTTTGCAGATCTCGTTGCCAAGGGTGTCGTGAAATCGAAACCCCAGCACGCGGCCCAGATGCAGATCTACATGCACCTGACCGGGCTGACCCGCGCCATGTACGTCGCGGTCTGCAAGGACACTGATGCGCTGCATATCGAACGGATCGAAGCCGATCCTGCTGAGGCGACCCGGTTGCTCGACAAGGCCAAACGCACCATTGAGGCCCAGCATCCCCCAGCCAGGATCAGCGATGATCCGACCTGGTTCGAGTGCCGCATGTGCTCGCACCACTCGGCCTGCCATGCCGGAGAGGCCGCAGCGGTCAACTGCAGGACCTGCCTGCATTCCACGCCGGTCGACGGTGGCTGGCACTGCGCCCGTCATGACCGCAAGCTTGATCCCCAGGACCAGCGCCGCGCCTGCCCCCGCCATCTCTTCATTCCTGATCTCGTCCCCGGAACCGTCACCGACGCCGGCGAGGATTTCGTCGCCTACCGCATGGCCGACGGCTCCGACTGGCTGAACGACGCGCGCCAGAAGGAGGCCGCAAATGCTTAAGCTCCGCCCCTATCAACAGTCGGCGATTGCCGCGATCTACAGCTATTTCGAAGACAAGAACGGCAACCCCTTGGTCGTCATCCCGACCGCTGGCGGCAAGAGTCTGGTCATGGCCTCGTTCATCGACGGGGTCCTCAAGGCCTGGCCCGATCAGCGCATTCTGGTCGTGACCCACGTTCGTGAACTCATCGCCCAGAACCATGCCGAGATGCTGGGCCTGTGGCCCGAAGCGCCTGCCGGTATCTATTCGGCCGGGCTTGGCCGCCGCGATACCGAAGCGCGCATCCTGTTTGCAGGCATCCAGTCTATCCACCGCCGCCCGGCGGAAATCGGCCACTGCGATCTCATCCTGATCGACGAAGCCCATCTCATCCCGGGCAAGGCCAGCACGATGTACCGCAAGTTCCTTGATGCGATGAAGCGGATCAACCCGAAGCTGAAGGTGATCGGGCTGACGGCCACGCCATATCGCCTGGACTCCGGCATGCTGCATGAAGGCGAAAATGCACTGTTCACCGACATCGCTTACGAGGTGTCGGTCCGCGACCTGATCATGGCTGGCTACCTCAGTCCGCTGATGTCCAAGCAACCGCAGACCAAGCTTGATGTGACCGGTGTCGGCTCACGTGGGGGCGAGTTCATCGCCCGTGATCTCGAGAAGGCGGTCGACCAGGACGCAATCACCAAGGCCGCAGTGGGAGAGATCATCGCCTACGGTAAGGACCGGAAGTCGTGGCTGGCCTTCTGCTCCGGTGTTAGCCACGCCTCCCACGTTGCCGAGGAGTTCCGTCGGCGTGGGATCAGTTGCGCCACGATCTTCGGCGATACCCCCAAGGACGAACGCGACCGCATCATTGCGGAGTTCAAGGCCGGCAAGATCCGCGCGCTGGCATCGATGGGGGTGCTGACCACCGGCTTTAACGCCCCGGCCGTGGACCTGATTGCCATGCTGCGCCCGACCAAGTCGGCCGGGCTATACGTCCAGATGGCAGGGCGCGGCACACGGCTGGCGCAAGGCAAAGACAACTGCCTCGTCCTGGACTTCGCCGGAAACGTGAAACGTCACGGTCCGATCGATCTCGTGAAGCCGAAGCGGCCAGGCTCGGGCGACGGTGACGCGCCGGTCAAGCTCTGCCCGGAGTGCGACAGCATCGTCGCTGCCGCGGCGCTGGAATGTCCGGATTGCGGCCATCTCTTTCCGGCCCGCCAGGTGAAGCTGGCGCCCACGGCGTCGACGCTGGCCGTGCTGTCGTCAGGCAAGCCCAAGGGGCCGCAATGGCTCCAGGTTTCCAACATCTCCTACCAGCGCCATGAAAAGCCGGGCGGCCGCCCTTCGCTTAAGGTCACCTATCAGTGCGGCCTTGGCTGGCACCACGAGTGGATCTGTCTCGAGCACACTGGCTACCCCCGCACCAAGGCCGAGGCATGGTGGCGTGAACGGGCGCCGGGCATTCCTGTGCCACGCTCGGTCTATGCGGCTCTGCAACTGGTCCACCGCCTGCGCCGCCCCAGCCACATCGCTGTGCGCCCGTCGGGCAACTACACCGAAATCACCAAGGCAAGGTTCGACACATGCCATACGCCAACCCCGGGCTCTGCTCGGTCTGCCATCGCGAACCCCGCGGCTTCGGCTGGTTCGTCCCGCACTACCGGGTTTCCGATCCCCGCCGGGACGAAAGCCGGAAATATCTTTGCAGCCGTGTCTGCCAGGAACTCTGTCACCGGAGGCAGGGCATGATCAACATCAGCCGCAATGAACAGGCCGCCATGGTCAAAGGCGGACAGGCCGGTGGCCGCTATCTCGAACAGATCGGCAAGACCGACCTTGTGGCACTGACTGACGCCGAGTGGTCCGCTTTCGTAGAGCACTTGATCACCGGGTACTGCGACCACCTTCGCGAGCTTGTCGCCGACCTGTCGGAGTGCCCGTTCTGATGAACACGTCCTTCATGGCGCACCATGGTTCGCGCCTTCTCGCCAACGGCTATACCATCCTGCCCATCGCGCCCGGCGGCAAGAAGCCGGGCCGGTATCAACGCGGCGCATGGGTCGACTATCCCGAATGGAACCGTCATGCAGAGCGGCCGACGACTGAGGTCGAGGTTGCGACATGGTCCGGCTGGCCTGATTGCGGGATCGGTATTGTAGGCGGCAGCGTTGCCGCCATCGATATCGACATCCTGTCTGACCCGGACCTTGCGCTGCAGATCGAGCAACTGGCGCGCGCCCGGCTCGGCGATACCCCAGCGCTGCGTATTGGCCGGGCGCCGAAGCGCCTGCTGGTCTACCGCACAAGCGCGCCGTTTCGCGGCATTCGCCGGGCCCCGCTCGAGGTGCTGTGCCTTGGCCAGCAGTTCGTGGCTTACGCCGATCACCCCGATACCGGACAGCCATACGCCTGGCCCGAGGAGGGCCTGTCAGAACTTGATCTCGACAGCCTGCCGGTCATTGACGCGGAAATGGCGGCCGCCTTCATGGAAGAAGCGCTGGCGCTGGTCCCGCCTGAGCTGCGCCCATCCAGTCTGGCCTCGGTCTCTGCCAGCGCCCCGGCGGTTCCGGCGCATGCCCAGGCCGGGACACAGGACGCGATCCGTGCCGCGCTCCAGCATCTGCCCAACAGCGACCTCGACTATGACAGCTGGGTGCGGGTCGGCATGGCGATCAAGGGCGCGCTCGGCGAGGACGGGAAGGACCTGTTCACAGGCTGGTCTGATCAGGCTGTGAAGAACGTCGCCGCGACGACTGAAAAAGCATGGGGCAGCTTCCGCCCCGACCGCATTGGTGCTGGCTCGATCTACCACCTTGCCATGGAACGGGGCTGGAAACCGGGTCCAGACCTGGTCCTCGACGGCAGCCAGCCTCTGGATGAAAATCACCCGGCATCTGGCCTGCTCGCCCGGCTCGATACCACGGCCCCGGCCACCGAGGATGCACCGCCACCGAAGTTTGCCCTGACGATCCCGGGCGGACTTGTGGGCAAGCTGACGGATTACATGGTGTCGACCGCCCGGCGCCCACAGCCGCTGTTGTCGCTTGGCGCCAGCCTCTGCGCGATCGGCGCTCTGATGGGGCGCCTCTATCGCACCGAAAGCAACCTGCGCTCGAACCTCTATGTGGTGGGCATCGCGGACAGCGGTTCGGGCAAGAACCATTCACGCGAGATCATCAACGAAGTGCTGTTCGATGCCGGGCTCGCCAATCATCTGGGCGGCAACAAGATCGCGTCGGGTGCCGGGCTGCTGACGGCCCTGCATCGCCAGCCTGCAATCCTGTTCCAGATCGACGAGTTCGGCATGTTCCTGTCGGCCGCGGCAGACCGCAAACGCAGCCCGCGCCACATCACCGAGATCCTCGACAACATGACCGAGCTCTATACCTCGGCTGGCGGGATCTTCCTCGGCGCGGAATATGCCAATCGCGACGGCACCAACGAGCGGCGCGACATCGTCCAGCCTTGTCTCTGCGTCTACGGCACCACGACACCGCTGCACTTCTGGGGCGCGCTGCAAGGGGCCAATGTGGTGGATGGCTCGCTCGCCCGCTTCCTGATCCTGCCCAGTGACGAGGACTACCCGGACGAAAATGTCTCCGTTGGGTTGCGCACCCCGCCGCCAGACCTGATCGCAGGACTACAGCTGCTGGCGTCGGGTCCCGGGCAGCAACGCGGCAATCTGGCCGGCACCACCTCGGGCCCGCAGACCGCAGTGGTGCTGACCACGGTGCCAATGACCGATGAAGCGCGTGCCCGTTTCAAGGCGCTGAGCGGGGACCTGACCGACGAATTGCGCGCGGCGGCAGGCACGGCCTTTACCGCCATCCTGGCCCGTGTTGGCGAAATCGCCCTGAAGCTGGCGCTGATCGTGGCGGTGGGCAAAGATCCTGTGTCTCCCGTCATCACCATCGATGACGCGGACTGGGCCATCGCTTTCGTGCGTCATTACGCTCAGCGGGCAATGGAGGCGGTGGACCGCCATGTCGCAGATACCGAGACCGAGGCTCACCTGAAACGTCTGCGTGAACTGATCCGGGCAGCCGGCGCCAAGGGCATCACCAAGTCTGAACTGACCCGTGGCTCCCAGTGGCTCAAATCGCGGGACCGCGACGATATCCTCCAGACCTTGATCGAGAGCGGTGACGTGACGACGGGGATGCGCAGTTCGGCCACCAGGCAGGCCATGGTCTACAGGCTGGCTCGCTGGTCGGGTAATTGGCGGGACGCGAGTGGCAAAAAGGTCGCCACACACCTCCAAGGGCCATCGTGATGCATCCCCCCTTTGGATGGTCCTTCAATGGCCCAATATCCGTCAAAAGCAGCTTTATGGCATCCAAGCGCATGGATTTACGAAATAAAATCGAGTTTCGGAGAAAGTTCAATCTTTCAAGGGGTGCCTTATATATCCCCTCGCGTACGCGCGCGTTTTAAAGATGGAGAGGTGTACCTCTATAAAAATAATAATAATTGAAATATTATATATTCCCTAGCCTACTCAAGGGGTTGGGCGCTCCGATGTTTCAATCGGCCCAGCTGAAACCCCGTGAAGATTTCCGGCGGCGATGTCCGCCCGGATGACGACCTGATCAGACCCGCTTCGGGTCCGGGCGAGATGCCAGCCTTCACCGGCCCAGTCCTCGCCCCGACCGCCCCACACGAAGAGGAGGTCGTCATGACCCTGCCTGAAATGCAGGCCGTTGCCTGCCCCAATCCGGCTCAAGCCAACGTCGGCGGAACGATCCGCCGCGGAGCCATCGTTGCCCTCGACCTTGGCACCAGCGCCGGCTGGGCGCTCCAGTCGTCCGATGGCCACATCAGCACCGGGACTGTGTCGCTGAAGCACACCCGCTACGACGGCGGCGGCATGCGCTACCTGCGCTTCCGGCGCTGGCTCGAGCAACTTGATCTCGATGCGGGGCCAATCGAGGCGATCTACTTCGAGGAGGTTCGTCGCCACGCGGGGACCGACGCTGCTCATGTCTATGGCGGTCTGCTGGGCATGCTGACCGCATGGTGCGAAGAGCATCTGGTCGCCTATCAGGGTGTAGCCGTCTGCACGATTAAGCGGTTCATCACCGGCAAGGGCAATGCCGGCAAAGCGGCTGTCATCGCGGCCGTCCAGACACAGGGCTTTGCCCCGGCCGACGACAACGAGGCCGATGCCATCGCGATCCTGCTCTGGGCCATTGAGACCCGTGGAGGTGTCCGGTGAGCGCGGCTGGATTTCTGAAGCGCGTGGCGCAGGTGCTGGAAGATCGCGGTGCTGCCTACGGCGATCCCAAGACCCAGATGGAGGAGATCGCCCGGCGCTGGTCGATCACCCTTGGCACGCCTGTCACCGCCCAGCAGGTCGCGTTGTGCCTGATCGACCTGAAGCTGGCGCGGATCGCTCACGACCCCAACTATGCTGACGGCCCCATCGACGTAATCGGCTATGCAGCGCTCATCCCGGAGATAATCCGTGGCTCGCGGTCGTAAGCGCAAGGCGGGCCGCCGCCACCCCTGCGGCAAGCTGGTCCAGCCGGGCAAAGCCGAGACCATGCGGGAGGTCACAGCAACCGTCCTGGATGCCCGGCAACGTCAGTATGGCGTCACCGCAAGGCAGGCGAAGGACGAGCGTCTGGGCTCGGCGATCGGGCGGTTGGCATTCGCTGGCAAGATCACGGCTGAGCAATTGGCAGCTGCGGAGCTCTATGGTGACCTCATGGCTCGCAACCGGGCGGTCATGGGACTGCCGCCGATCCACCCGCATTCCGCTACCGGCTTGCTTCTCGATGAAGGGATCTTCGGCCGCAGTCTCACGGAGTACGATCCGGACTACGTCGAGAAGATCCGCAAGCGGGCAGCGGCGGCCATCCTGATGCTGCGGACTGCTGACCACGATGCCATCGCCGCGACCGGTCGGCGACCGAGCATGCTTGTCCACGCGGTGGTCTGCTACGAGGTGGATGCCGCAGGCTGGGGAGACGCGGACCTGCGTAATCTGGCGCACGGGCTCGAAGCACTGGTCACCCTGTTCGGTATCAACAGGGACAGTTCGCTGCCAGTATCGTCCGCCTAGCGGTTGACCTAACAAACTGTGATTTAACGATAAAAATACAATTTAGCATTGACGGGAGCATTGCTCTACTGTAGATGTTTCCGAAATGTAGTGATGCGAGTTGCGCCCGGGGCTTACCAGCTTCCGGGCGTTTCTCGTTGCAGGCGTTGCGCGATGGCTGAACGACTTCGGGGACGCCAAGCAGTTGCGCAGCGCCTGCGCCGGTTAAGGGCAGAACCTCTCTGCCGCGATTGCGCCTCCGCCGCGATAGTCCGCGAGGCGACCGTACCTGACCACATCGTGCCGCTGGCCCGTGGCGGATCGGACGAGGACAGCAACATCCGCTGCCTCTGCGCCGAGTGCCACGCCAAGCGGACTGCCGAACAATTCGGCCAGCGCAGGACGGTCGCCGTGGGCCCCGACGGGTGGCCGATCGGGTGACCAGGCCGGGGGCGGTTCGAAAGTCTGGGCCTTTGGCGGTGGAAACCGCGCTTGGCCCAAACTTTACGCAACCGCGAAACTCGGACCGGGGGTCAGATCCCATAAAGTCGATGTTTTCCATCGAATTGACTGGATAGTCGCCGCGATAAGAGCGGTAGTCGCTTCACGAACACGGAGCGATGCAGATGACCAACTCGACCCTGCCAACTGCCAACCAAGCCTGGGGCTTCTACGGCACCAGCAGCGCATTCGCCGATGCCGATGCAGCCTGGGCCATTGCCTTCCCGGCGATTACCAAGGTCACGATGGGCAGCGCGGAAGGGGTGCGGGATTTCCTCGACAGCCGCCACGGTCGACACTTCGCCGACGATGTGCACAACGGCATTCACACCGGGCTTGGCCTTGAAAGAGCCATCGACGCCGCCATCACCCG